GCATATCTCCGTCAGGAATGCCACGTTCTTCTGCAGGTTGTGGTAGGCATACCGCTGGTCAAGGAACAGTCTTGGGTATTCTTCCGTGTCGACATGGGTAAACGTGTAGTCTCTCAGATCATCCCCGTCGGGTCCCTCAAATCTGGTCTCCGGTGGCCAGCACACTGCCACGAAATCCGGTGCCAGTTGGTCCACTACCTTGTAGATCGAACGCACCGTGTAGTCCGTGCTGGTGGCACTCTGTGCCAGATTCCATACAGTGACGTTATGGTTCAGTGTCTCCCGTTCAAATATGTGTTTGAGTTGCCTGGGCCATGTGTTTTCATATGCTGTGCCCACTCCCACCGTCAGGCTATCACCTGACACCAGTATGTTGAACTGTGTGCGTTGTTCAAAACTGTCCGATCGGAATCCGTATTCGTTAAAGTGATAGGTGATGTCACGCTGGTCCACGGCATGTTCCGGCATGTCCGTGTCTATCCACTCATACTGCCTGTTGGGCTGGTACTTGGAATAGAACAGTTCACGTGTCCAGGCATGCTGGTATGCGGTCCTGAACATCTTAAAGGGTAATTTGGACATAGCATTACTTATAAGCAGGAACGCAGGCCAAGAAAAAACCCACCTAAGGGTGGGTTCTTCCTGTGTTGCTTGTAGTTTCTTGACTACTTCATTGCATAATGTTGAATTATGAGAATGAAAGGTTAGATACTGCGATCTCACCAACATAGTCACCAGCATTACCAAAAGATGATGCTGTGTTTGTCAGCTCAATGTAGCCGTATCTTGTCAAGAATGAAACTACTGGTTCGAATGTTGCTGGATCTAGTACAACACCTGAGCTCATCAATGGCACGTATGGGCAGTAGAATGCCGCCGCGTCTGACTCGCTTGAACCTTTGTAGCCTACCAATACTGCTGTTGTGTCTGAAGCATATGAATCAACATATACCTTCATAGCACCGTTCAGTGTACCAACAAATTTAGTGTTTGTTGGAGCCTCGAATGTGCCTTCTGTGCTTCTTGCGAAAGCAGAAGTTGTAGCAGATTGTAAAACTGTAAGAGCCGCTGGAGATACAACTGCCCAGTTACCAGCACCACGTCTTGTACGCTGAGCGATCAAGTTAGCAGTTCTGTTAATTAAAACAGCAAGTGCCGCATGTTCGTCACCAACGAATGTAGCAGTACCAGAAACAGCAGACTGGTTGTATGTGAACTCTGTAGCCGCTAATGAACGTAAAGATGCAAGGATCTCTTGGTCGATTTCAGCAGTAATTTCTTGTGCTAAAGCCGCCATTATCTCTGCTTCTACGTCGATGCCGTGCATAGCCTGTGCATCTTGAGCCGCTTCAAATGTCCAACGAGCTTGTAGTTTTCTTGTTTTAGCCTCAACAGCCTGTTTCAAGATCTGGACGGAAATCTTACGACCACCTGTTCCTTCTTTAGCCGCTGTCGTATCACCAAGTCCGGCAGTGCCGTCACCTGAATACGCAGTAGCGATCTTGAATGGTGATAATGCCTCATCACCTGCTGTCACGTCGTTAGCAGTACCAGTTGCATTGTTAGTCTCTGCGTAACGTACTCTTAATGTGTGAATCTGACCAACTGGACCAGTCATTGGTTGTACACCAACGATCTCGTTAGCGATAACTGTTGGCATAACCCTTCTGATTACTGGAAGGATAACTCTGTTAAGAGTTGCAACGTTACCTGCTGTTGTAGTACCAGCGGCTGATGTCTCCATCAAGTGCTTGCGAGTGTTTTCTAACACAACACCCATTGAGTTTCTCTTTGTGCCCTGGAGGCCTTCTAATAAGGCATCTTTAGTCTCGCCCCAACGGCTTTCAAGTAGTTCTTTAGACATGTTTATCTCCTATTGTCAAAAGATTATAGCCCGGCCAACTTGCGTAGGTCAACGATGTTGTTGTCGTTTTCCTCTGCTTTTTGTGGCTGGGATTTATCCCCAGTAACTTCCTTAACGGATTCTGTGAGTGTCGTTTTCTTGGACTTCACTACATTTTCGTTAAGCACCGCTGGGAGATATTTGTTAAAGGCCTTTTCCAGATTCTTGTTCTGGACGCCTTCTAATAAGTTACGCATGACCTCTGCCTTCTCATCATTGAGAGTTTCAAGCAGTTCATCCAATTTAGCATTACGCTCATTGGACTCTTTGATTATGCGGATATCTTTTTCTCTGGCTTCGACCAACGCTTTAGTTTCGTCGATTGCCTTGGTTGACTCTTCTAATTGCTGGTTCTTTTCCTCGATGATGTCATTCAACTTGCGGATCTCAGCGTTCTCATTCAAATGAGTACCTGCGAACTCGCTAGCGAATGCTTCGAAGATCTTTCTACCAAAACTGTTCTCACGAGCAACTTTGATATCTTCCTGCAACTGAGAAAGTTCTGCTTTCAAGTGCTTGGCAACAGCATTTGACATCTTCTCGCTTGATTCCTTGACGAACTTGCCCTTAAGTTCCTCCAGTTTCGCACGAGCCTCTGCAACAAGTTTGACCTTGGTTTCAACCACGTCTTTTTTGTCTTGTGCAAATTCTTTGATCTCATTTGCTAACGCTCTAACCACGAACTTTTCCAATCTCTCGATCAGTCCAGATTGTGTTTTGCGGTCCTCGCGAAGATCCTTGATCTCCTCTGCCAATTTAGTAACCATGAAGTTATTAAATTTTTCTGCAGATTCCTTCATCTTGTTAACCTGGTTAACACGATCTTCTGCCAACTGTGCTTTTTCTGACTTGACGTCAGCCAGCTCAGTCTCGAGACTTTCTGTTACCATGCGATCGATTGCCTCAACCATAGTTTGCTTGTCGTGTTCATACTTCTGGGCAAATTCCTCACGGATCTCTGCCTTGACTTGATCGCGAACCTCGTTTAACTTGGCTTCCCACGCTTCGTTGATCTCGTTGCGTGTGTCCTCGTTAACCAAATCGCTATCTAGCAATGGTTTGATAACATCTAGCATGCCATTCTCTCCTAAATTTTGAGATCCTTGATGAGCCGTTTAACCTCGCTCTTCAAGTACCTCTGTACTTTCGCATCACCGTTAGACTCCCTAGCCATCTCCAGCACCTTATGGCCGTGCCTCATGTTCATGAGACCCTCATAAATTGCTGTGGGATATGCATTAGGAGCACTAGGCTGTGACACAATGTCGACAGTGATGATTTCAAAATCACTGACTTTGCCGTCACTCTCGTTGACATTACCGCTACCACGAGAACTGACGCCTAATTTTACACCACTTTCCAACATGGTCTTGACTAACTGACCCATTGGAGTTGGTAGTATCTTCATCTTTCCGTGACCGTTTGGTCCATCCATCCACATCTCTGTGATCATATGGCTTACGCGATCAAGATTGATCTTTAAATCGTCCGGATGATCTACTTCACCTAAAACTGAATACCCTCCTGAGATCTGCTCGTTAAGAGTCTTAACAGCACTTTCGATCTCAGTGATCGGATACACACGTTCATTAGCGTTTTTTACACCACCCTGGATACAAATGCCCTTCATATAAAGATCTTTGCCGTCCTGAGAACCCTCAACGACCATGTTGGCCTTGCTGAAGGAAATGTTTTCTCTAAGGTGTAACATTCACTAATTTCCTATTATACTGGTGATTTCTTGTTGCCTGCCTTGTCGGACTTCTCTGGAGCAGGTGCAGGAGCCATATTTGGCTCAGTTGTACCGCCCATGTCTTTGGCCTTAGGAGCAGGTTTGCCTTTTTCCGGTGTGCTGGACATAGCATGTGCATCTGCTAATTTTTCTTTAGCACCGGCATTCGAAGGAACAGGTGAGTTTTTGTTGCTGGCATGATCCTTGTTGTCTGCCTTGACAGGCTTCAAAGATACTGCTTCGTCAACTTGCTCTTCAGATTCCTCAGCGACTGGCTCAGATTCCATCGGCATTTCCATGTCCATTTCTTCCTCGTCACCCACTACTTCCTCTTCGCCTTCCTCGTCACCCATTGGCATCTCTTCCTCAGGTTTGTCCTGATCTGCCATGAGCTCCTCGAACTCAGCCATTAACTCGTCCAATTTGTCTTCTAGATCAACAACACGATCTTCCAGGTCTTCTTCATCGCCCTCGCCTTCAAGAGCAAGACCTTCCTCGTCTGCTTCAATTTCGTCAACTAAATCGTCTGCGGCGTCTCCGCCTAATTCTGCTTTCTCGTCCGTGATCTCTTCCTCAATAGACTCATCAACTGGCTTATCTTCTTCAGTTGACTCCTCTACTGCTTCTTCCTCCACTGCTTCACCTTCAGTCACTTCTTCTTCTTGCTCAGCAACTTCTTCTTCAGCCATGAGGTTCTCGTAGATCTCACGTGATTTTTCCACTACTACTTCGTGGAACAATTCTTTTGCTTTATCTTCTTCATCGTTGATGATGAATTCGATAAGTTGTTCGAATTTATTTTCCATGTGATGATTCTCCAAATATATGTAAGGCTAGTGTTGTATTTAAGTTTTGCGGAGAATATGTGGGTGTTTTTGGTCCAAAAAGGGCCAAAAACGTCTAGATTGCAGGTGCTTCTGGTGGTGTGCCGTACTGTTTGCGTATCTTGACCAGTTTCTGTTCCTGCTCGTAGGTCCTGACGTCGTTCATCTGTCGCAGTTTGGATATCTGTTTCAGCGTCAGTTTGGTCTTGCGTAGGTCGCCCAGTGTCACCTTGCCCTGATCCTCAGAGGCATCCTGATATCCCGGCTGGGCCCTGTCGTACATTTCTTGAAGTGTCATAGTGTTATTTATGTTCCCGGTGGTGTTTCGGCTCCCGGTGGAGTCTCGTCCGCCGCGGGTGCTTCTGCGTCACCCAGTTCAGGTTCTGCTAGGTCCGCGTCGATCTCATCGCCCATGTCCAGGTCACCCTCGATGCCACCCGGTGTCACGCCCACTCCACGCATGTCACTGCCCGATGGTGCCAATGGTTCATTCTGGTTGCTTTCCTCTGCCCACAACTTCTCGTTGGTCAGCAGTTCTTCCTCGCTCATGCCCAGGAATCGTTGCATCAGGAAACGCTTGCTCATGTAGGGCAATGGTTCCAACTGTCCAAACACGTTGACACGCTGTGCATCCATCTCTGCCTGCCTGTATGAGGCAAAGTTCTGTGGTGAGTTGAACTTGATGGTGAATATGGAACTGTCAATGTTGAATCCCCTCCAACGCAGGAACATCTTGAACTCGTCATCCAACTTCTGGCTGATCTGGTTCTGCAGGCGCATGCAGTATTGGTTGAACCTGTATTCCTGTATGAGGGCCGTGCCCACACGTCCGTCGCTCAGTGGTGCCGGAGCATCGTCCGGACCGGTCGGCAGGTACGAGCTTGGCACACGCAGTCCCCTGGATAGTTTGTTGTTGAAGTAACGCAGGTCGTCGATCTCGCCCAGGTTCTGTCCCCCAGGTAAGACATCAACTGATGAGCCACGTCCGTCCGCCGTGGTGGGGAAGAAGTAGTCCTCGTTGATGGACAGTGGATTGTATGTGGCATCCTGCATGCTACCGGTGCCGCCATTGGCACTGGGAATCCTGCGTTGATGCACCTCGTTCTTGATGCGTTCCACGAAGGCCATGGCCATGTGGCTGGGCATGTTGCCCACGTCGATCTTGAACACCCTGCGTTCCGGAGCACGCTGTACCCTATATATTAATAGTGCGTCCTCCAGCAGTTCTTTCTGTTTGAATACTTTATACACGTTCTCCAGCACACTCTGTCCAAATGGCCAGGAACTGTCCAATCCCTCGCTCAGGCTCAGGTGCACCACGTGTTCCGCGTCCAGCACCAATTCATTCAATGCCTGCTGGAATCTGTTGCCCGCGCCATATGATGCGTTGGGTGCCGAATAGTTGTTGGGTGCCGTGTAACCGCCCTGTGTGGGAGGATTTATGGCCACGTCCTGTGTGGTCTTGGCCGCCACCGTCAGGTTCTCGAAATTGGGGTTGATGTCACGCACCACGTACTGCTCGGGCCTCTTGCCCTCGGACTCGTTGACTATGACCCTGGATACCTTGCTCATGTCCACCCAGTACAGCTCAAACGTCTCTGGGTCTCTCACGAACACCTGGTCACCGTACTTGATGGTGTTGCGGAACAGTTTGAAAGCACGCTGGTCAAACTGGTTCAGTTTGGTCCACTGCTGTAACTGTTTCTTGATGATGTCTATCTCGTTGTCGGATGGGTCGTCCAGGAACTTGATGTCAAATGCCGTGCCATTCTCCTCGTTGGTCTGTGTGGAGAACTCTGCTATGATGTCCAGGCATGCGTTGATCTCGGAGTCCATGTCCATGGCCTCGTACTGGTTGTAGCGTTCCACCCTGTTGGGGTGTCCCGAGTACACCTCCGGCAACCTGGATTGGTAGTTGCGGAATGCCACGTCATTGCGGTTGTTGTCCACCGCTCCGCCCATGGGATCCATGGTGATGCCGCTGATGGGGCTCAGTGATCCGTCGGTCCTGACCGAAAAGTTTTTTCTGTATGTTGCCATCCGTTTGTCCTATTGTCTAGGTGTATTTATCTGCTCGATGGCGATAGTGGCAAATTAGGAGTAACTGGCAGACAGCATCTTGCTGTGTATGTTCTTGGATTGCTTGACCACCGTGATGAGCTCGTCGAGCTTGTCATTCTGCTCGGCCATGAGCTTGTTGCTGTCATCTCTGCTGGCAGTGGCAGTGCTGGCCGACGCTGTCTGTGTTGCTGTGCCGAGCATGCCGGTCGTGCTCAACATGGCCGTTGGTGTGTTCATGGATGGTCCTGACATGTTGGGCAGTATCTGTCCGCTGGATTTGGGTATGAACAGTTCCGGACCCTGTTCGCCCACTATGTAGGGTCGTCCGGATCTCACGGGTCCTCCCTCGGCCTTGAAAAATCCCTGGTCGCTGTCACTGCCGAAGAAATTGGCCAATCCTATGCCGGCACTACCAATAAGTGATCCTATGAGCATGCCAAGAGGGCCAAATGCCATGCCTCCAGTGGCACCCATGGTACCACCCAGGGCCGCGGCTTTGAATGCCTCCTTCGCTCGATCCGAGAAGAGGCCTCCTGCACCCTCTTCACTCACTTGATTTATCATGCCGTTGAGCTTGTCTATGACGCCCTTCACAGTGTCGGCAAATGTTGTAACCATTGTGCCTGCACCTGGCAACATCCCGATGAACTGCTTGTCAATTGTCCTGGCCAGATCTTCCATGGCTATGCTGGCTTCCACCAGGTTCTTTGTCATTGCGTCTGTTTCTACCTGTTGTTTTTCACGAGCCACTGCAATTTTTTCGGTGCCCACCTCAATACCGTTGATGAGGTTCTGCATCGCCGCCAGTGTGCCCTGGTTGATGATGTTGGAACCTTCCGCCGTCAACGTACCCGCGGTGATGAGTATGTCTTCATTGCCTTTCA